TATGTCATAAAGTATCTTTGGAAAGTTTGAGAAATATTCTGACATTAGAAGCCTTGTCTGATTGATTCTTTGGTCATAAGTTGAGTTTCTTTGAATGATAATGCTAACGTAGTAGTCACTGGTTCAGAACCATCATCAAAAAATACTGGTTGGCCAGATGTTGTATAATCCACATTTAATGATTCTAAAAAACATTTTTCAATTCTAAACAAAGGTCTGACTTGATTTGCTTTACCATCGATTGACCTTGAACCAACCTCTGAATCTCCATTTGTACCTCTAGGGGTTACTCTTATTCTAAATTCTTCTGGATAAGATAATGTTAAAGAACTATTAATATTATTTCTATTGTTCACATTAGCCCTATTTACTTGTTGACTTGAAGCACCTGCACCAGGCACTTGTCGTGCACCCTCCACGCCAGGATGCATGTGATATTTGAAAAAATGAACTATCTTGTTTATTTCTTCTGCTTCTTTTTTACTTTTAGGCATCATAACAAATGTAAAACTGAAAGTACGAAATCCACCAGGCCCTTGATATATAATTGCTTTATGAGGATTTCTAATTTTTCCAACTTTCCTCTCTAATGCTTGAACTGCACTTCCAAATCTTTGACCAGCTCCTGCAGCAACTTCTTTAGCAACAGCAGTACTTAATGCTGCTGCAATTGGAGTACCCTTTCCAGCTTCTCCTAAAGTTTGCATGGCAGCACCAATGTTTCCCTGCATCCCTTGTCTTAAAGAGGTTTCAAGTTGGTCATTATTTACATTTGAACCTAAAATTGCTTGACCAAGACCTCCCATCTCAACATCTCCATAAGATTGACTATATGATGTTTTTAAAGCATCTGGTGGAAGATACATTGCCACCATATCACCTGGCCTGACACCATTTGTAGTTGCACCAAACCTTTGTTGTAAAGCAGTAAATGTTATTCGATGGTCGCCATTTCCGTTTGACTGTGAGGTATTTAAATTTAATGGGTATGAATAGAGTGTCGATGCCATAATTCTCCGATAGTTATAAAGGTACATAGATATTTATATGGCTTATAAAGGAAAATTTAAACCAAAGAATCGAACAAAGTATAAAGGTGACCCAGATAAAATAATCTATCGTTCTCTCTGGGAACTCCGATTCATGCGGTATCTTGACTCCACACCATCTATATTGAAATGGTCTAGTGAAGAAGTGGTTGTACCATATCGTTCACCCATAGATGGTAGGAGACATAGGTATTTTCCTGACTTCTGGATTAGAGTAAAAACATCTGATGGGTCCGTCAAAGAAAGTCTCATAGAAATCAAACCCAAGGCACAATGTTCCCCACCGAAAGGTCCACCCAAGGACAATCGGAAGAAGAGAAGATACATACGAGAGGTCAAAACTTGGGGAGTCAATGAGGCAAAATGGAAAGCTGCCACTGCATACTGTAAGGATAGAAACTGGAAATTTCAAATACTGACTGAGGATAATCTGACTAAATATTAGTATGGCAGAAGCAATAAACGAGGGTCTTCTCGATAAGTTAAAGACAGCAATAAAAACCAGTAAAGCTGGGGCAAAGGCCAGAGCTGCAGGGGATTGGTTTAGAGAAAAGGTAAAACAGGCAGGAGCCAGTGCCAAAATGAAGGCAGTAACTCCCAACCAACTCCTGAGAAGACAACCTGACGATAACATCCTACTTGGGAAGATGTTCTTCTACAAGTATGACCCAAAGTTTGCCAAAAAGTTACCCTATTGGGATATGTATCCCCTAGTCTTTCCATTTGAGAAAGCACCAGGCGGATTCTATGGTTTGAATCTACACTACATACCTCCAAGGGACAGAGCAGTATTGATGGACAACCTGAATCAATATGCCAGTAATAATAAGTATGACAAGACTACAAGATTAGAATTATCGTACAGACTTCTCAAAAGATATGGTAGAGCTGTACCATGTGTGAAAAGGTATCTTGGTGACCGCATAGTTTCACAAACTGTCCGTATTGATGCGGATGAATGGGAAATAGCAATATTTCTACCAGTAGAAAGATTCCAGAAGGCCTCGAAAGGTGAAGTCTGGGCAGATAGTAGGAGATTCTATTAATGTCATTTAGTGCAGATAAATTAAAGGCAATTGCATTCAGTCCTCCATACAGAGGATTTGCTGTTGGTAATAAGTATGATGTAATAATCACACCAAGAAATCCTGCTACACTGACAGGAGTTATCACAAGTGAATTACGAGATTTGAGATTCTTGTGTGACCAAGTTGCATTACCAGTAAGAAGTTTGGCCACAGTAGATAGTAACATATATGGTGCACCAACAAAGTTACCATATCAATCTTCATATACTGAAGCATCTCTGTCATTCTATCTGACTGAAAGTATGGCACAGAAGAGATTGTTTGATGCATGGCAAGAGGTCATCATAAATGCTAGAACTGGTAATGTAGGATTTTTCAACGACTACAGTTGTTCAGTTACCATAAGTAAGTACTCTTCTAATATTGATGACCCAGATGGAAATGCTGCAGATTATGCAGTGAGATTGTTAGATGCATGGCCTTCGATAATCGGAGAGGTCCAATTGAGTCATTCCGCAGGGAATGAAGTTTTAAAATTACCTGTCACCTTCATGTATAGGAGATGGGAAACTGTTATTTGATAGGAGATTATAATGCCGTTACCAAAATTGAATGTAGGAACACATACTCTAAAACTTCCATCATCGGGAAAGGAAATAGAATATAGACCTTTTTTAGTGAAAGAAGAAAAGATATTAATGACTGCAATGGAAAGTGGTGAAACTGCAGACATGATTCGTGCCCTAAGACAAATCATTGACTCATGTGTAGAGAATGATTTATCTGCAATGGACATGCCAATGTTTGATATAGAGTACATTTTTCTACAACTTAGAGCAAAGTCTGTGGGGGAGAAGATACCTATAACCTACAGTTTGGAAAAAGACCCTTGTGATAAGTTGATGAATGCAAATTGTTCCTACAATGTTGAGATTGATGTGAATGAAATCACTGTGGAGAAAAATCCAGAACACAAAGATATTATTGATCTGACCAAAGATATAAAAATTAAAATGAAATATCCTCAGATTGAAGCCTCTGCTTCAATTGCAGGACTTGAAGGAGAAAAACTTGTAGAGAAGACCTTTGAAATGATAGGACAATGTATTGAGTACATCGTTGAAGGTGAAGAGATGCACCAAACAAAGGATTACTCAAGAAAAGAAATTGATGAATTTCTAAACTCTTTATCCTCTGGACAATTCAGGAGTATACAATCTTTTTTCGATACAATGCCCAAATTGAAAAAAGAAATTACTGCAGAATGTCCTAGTTGTGGGAAAAAGAACACCAGAACTCTGGAAGGTATTGCTGATTTTTTCGTATCGGGCTGAGTCATGACTCCCTGGCCAACTTCTATACTAGTACGTTTGCCATGATTCAGCACCATAATTGGAGTCTTACAGAAATAGAGAATATGATTCCCTATGAAAGAATGATTTATATGGATATGTTGAATGATTGGGTTAAACAAGAGAATGCTAGAATAGAACAAGAAAACCAAAAAATGAGGCGGTAATAATGGCCGAAGAAGTAAAAGACGAGGGAACGAGACAAGCTATACTAGACTTGGCTATGTCTATAAAAGAATCCTCCGAAAGAACAATTTCAACTCTCTCAAATCTATCTCAATCAGAAACTGCCACAGAGAAGATAACTCAAGCAGAAGCGGATAGAGAAACAGAACAAAGAGATGCTGAGAAAACAACCATCTTTAGAGAAATTAGAGATGCCCTCACTGGTTCTTTTGCTACATTCAAAGATAGGGACCAAAAATCTGGTGGAATCCTTGCAGGTTTATTAGGTGGAATTGGTACTGGTATCGGCGCATTAGGTAAAGGTGTTGCAAAACTTGGAGTAGGATTTGCAAAAGGTTTAGCTGCTCTAGGTGCTGGTATTGCAGGTTTTATGTTGGCCCTCGGTGCAGCTGATGTTATTCTCTCCTTAATGGGTGCAGACGGAAAAACTCTACAAACAGTCATAGGAAATTTCTTTGGTGCTTTTACTGAAGAAACTGCTGGTATGATGGGTGGTATTATTCTTGCCGCTGGTCTACTTGCAGGTTTTAAAGTCAAGGCTACTGACTTTGCAAAGGCAATGACAGGAATCGGTGCAGGTATTGCAGGTTTCATGGCTGGTATTCTCATTGGTGATGCTGGGGCTCAATTAGCTCTGATGGGTGGTCTTGATGGTGGAAGTATTGCTAAAATAATAACAAATTTCTTTGGTTCTTTCGATGAAACAAGTGCCGCTGGATTAGGAGTAGTACTCACTATTGCTGGACTTCTAGCTGGATTCAAAGTAGATGCAAAACAATTTGCATTACAAATGACAGGAGTTGGTGCTGGTATCGCGGGTTTTGCAGGTGGACTACTTATAGGTGATGCCGGTGCTAAACTGGCAGCTATGGCAGGTCTTGATGGTGGAAGTATTACCACACTTGTAAATAACTTCTTTGGTGGAATGACTGCTGAGGCTCAAGCAGGTCTTGGAATAGTTGTTACCATTGCCGGTCTACTTACAGCATTCAAAGTTGACCCAAAACAATTTGCATTACAAATGTCTGGGGTTGGTGCTGGTATTGCAGGTTTTGCAGGTGGTTTACTCATAGGAGATGCTGGTGCAAAATTAGCTGCAATGGCAGGACTCGATGGTGGAAGTATTACTACTTTGGTGAATAACTTCTTTGGCGGAATGACTGCAGAAGCACAGGCTGGTTTAGGAATTGTAGTAACCATTGCAGGTTTACTTACAGCATTTAAGGTGGATGCTAAAACCTTTGCAACACAAATGACAGGAGTTGGAGCTGGTATTGCTGGATTTGCTGGTGGTCTTCTTGTTGGAGATGCAGGAGCAAAATTAGGAGCAATGGCAGGTCTTGATGGTTCAAGTATTACTACGTTAATGAGTAATTTCTTTGGTGCAATAGACGAAAAAATTGCTCTGGGTTTTGCAGTAGTTGTCACAGCAGCTGGTGCAATGGGTAAATTTAATGTAGAACCAATGGAATTTGTGAAGTCCATGACTGCTGTTGGTGCAGGTATTTCTGGATTTATGGCTGGTATTCTTTTAGGTGAAGGTGCTGCTGGTTTGGCTTCACTGGCAGGATTAGATGGTTCTAACATATCAGCATTAATGACAAACTTCTTTGGTGGAATGACTGCAGAAGTTGCTGGAGGTCTAGGAGTTGTTACCACAGCGGGTGCTCTTATAGCAAAATTTAATGTACCTGCTGCTCAGATGGTACTGGGTATGTCTGCAATTGGTGCTGGTATTGCTGGTTTTTCTCTTGGTATACTTCTTGCAGATGGTGCAGCTAAACTTGGTGCAATGGCAGGTCTTGATGGAAAGAGTCTCAAAACATTAATGGGTAATTTCCTTGGAGTATTTGATGGTATAGGAACTGGAACACTTATTGCATTGTTTGCAGCTGTCGCAGGTGCTGCTCTTGCTCCACCGGCAGTCATACTTGGATTTACCGCACTTGGAGCAGGTATAGCGGCATTTATGGGATTCATGGTTGCTGCAGATTTTGTAGCATCGTTTGGTAGTGGTGAAAATCTAAAAGTTCTCCTTACAAATATCGGTGGTGCCATTGGTGGATTTATTGGTGCAATCGGTGGTGAGATGATGAAACAACTTGAAGATTTAGATGCTGATAAACTAGGAAAACTTGGAGAAGGAATCAAAAATATTGGAATGGGAATGTTGGCCTTTGCTGGTGGTCAAGTTGCTGGTGCTGCAGGTTCTCTGGTATCAAGTATCTCAAGTTTATTTGGTGGTGATTCTCCAATAGATATGATTACAGATTTATCAAAAGACAAAGACATAGATGCAGAAAGACTGAAGGTACTTGGAGATGGTATTGCAGGTCTTGGATTGGGTATGAAGGCATTTGGTGAAATAGATGCAGAAGCAATCAAGAGTAATATCACTCAAATTAATGCTCTGGGTCAAGTTGAAACATCTACGTTTGACAATATAAGTGCTTTGGCAGACAATGCAAAATCTATTGCTGTCTCAGCAGGCACTACTGTTGTAGACGCTTCTAAAGGCGTGGTAAAATTAGCAGGTGAATCTGCATTAGTTGCAGATGCTAAAAAACAACTTGGAAGTCTAATGTCAACGAATCAAGCTGTAGAAGTAAAAGGTGAGGGTCAGTTTGGTACTATCGTAGATGATACTGGACTTTATATGCTTCATGGTTCAAAGTCACAACCAGAATTTGTACTAGATAATCAAGCAGCTGCTGTTTTTATGAAAGCCGCCACATTATTGTCTGGTTCTCAAGTGATGGCACAAAATGGAATGGGAAATGGGTCACCTGTCATAATAAATAATGTTGACAACAGCCAAAGAAATCCTGTTGTCTCAAATCAAGCAACT